GTTTGAAGGTAAAGGTAATTATCCACCTACATCTGGAACAGTAATTTTAGGTGAAGATGCTGGTGGCATAATGGCAGAAGGCGTTATAGAGAACATAGATGTTTTAAAAGAAAACAGTGCACAAGGCATAGCAGTCGCTAGAACAGACGTTGACAATTTAATTAGAAGATTACCATTGCTCATGAAAACACCAGATGGTTGGGTGTCCTCATATGCCACAGAAGTTTTGAAGGTTTTGGCTGGAGCTGAAACATATGTAATTAAAACTAACGATAATGGGATAGAACAGATAAGAGTTAGGGGCATACCACCTGTGTCAGTAGACTCTCTTGGTCGTAAGTGGATTAGTTGGGTTGATACACCACAAACTGATCTTGCTGAAATGGATGTAGAAAATAAATTTGTTTTTGTTGGTTTTACTGCCAAAGGCATCATGCCTCAGCTGGCAACTCCAGTAGGCTTGTTAGAGCCACATAAGATACAAACAGCTCTAGCTGAGTCAATACTGATAGAAAACAGCCCCTATGTGCCTGATTGGTCGTTTGCAGTCGAATTTATGACTTTATTGTTGTCAATAATACTTATTTGGGTCATTTTAACTGTATTTGGCATCACTACAGGCATATCTTTAGGTGTTATTGTCATGTTATCCACAGGTTATACAGGATATTACCTAATACAGTCAGGAATGTTGATTGATGTGACTTGGACACTCATTGCACAGTTTATTACTGGTTCTACAGCCTTTTATGTGCGTTTTAGAGAGCAATACAAGGCTAGACAGTTGATAAAACAGCAATTTGGTAAGTATTTAGACCCTAGAATGGTCAAAAAACTGCAAAAAAACCCAGAATTGTGTCAAATTAATGGTTCTAGGGTCGATTGTTCGATAATTTTTACAGATTTAAGGGGTTTTACGAGCCTTTCTGAATCTGTAGAGCCAGAAATGGTCACTTATATCATGAACTCTGTCTTAGATGTACAAGTACAGGCTGTAAATCAATTTTCAGGCGTTACAGACAAGTTCATAGGCGATGCTGGAATGTTTCATTTCAACACAATCATTCCACAAGAAGACCATCATCAGTTGGCATGTGACGCAGCTCGACAGATAGAGAAAAACATTGTCGAATTGAACCAGCGTTTTGTAGAAGAAGGCATACCAGAGATAGCTATTGGTATTGGTGTGAACAGTGGAATTTGTATTGCTGGAAATTTTGGAGCTACCGATAGGTTTGCGTTTAGTTTAATTGGTGACCCTTGCAACGTAGCAGCTCGTCTTGAATCAGGAACCAAAGAGGCTGGTGTAAGTACCCTCATAGGGCACGAAACAGCACAAAAGTGTAAATATGTGTTAAAGTCATTACCAGATTTAACAGTTAAAGGAAAAGCTGAGGCGTTAAAAGTATATACATGGGCATGAAATTATCATTAATACTAGGAGGCTTGTTAGTTGTGACTATAGCCAGTTCAGCATGGTATATAGACTATCTTAATGACCAGATAATTACTTTAAAAGCAAATCAAGTGGTCTTAGAAACTGAGATAGAAAAACAAAACGAATCAATCAAGAATTATTTGGCTGAACAAAAAAACCAACAAAATCAATTAGCTCAATTAGAGTCTGACAAGCAACAAGCTATGCAAGACGTAAACAGACTTAGAAAAACTTTTGCTAATCATGACCTAGACGAACTAGCTTTAGCCAAACCAAAGATGCTACAAACTCGTGTGAATAAAGCCTCTAACAGAGTCATGACCACTTTAGAAAATTTAAGTAATCCAAATCAATTTGATGAAAAACCTAGCACTAATTAGTTTTTGTTTGGTAATGGCTAGTTGCTCTTTGATGCAACCAGTCAAACCAGTAGAGGTCAGAAGTATCGCAGAAAGAGCTCCACTCTATCATCCACCCTTACCTTACCCAATGAGTCTTACTAAAGTGGATTGGGAGATAATCACGCCTGAGCTTATGCAAGAGTATTTAGATTTGGTTGAAAAAGGTGAGGCACCAAGAAAAGCTTACTACGCACTATCAAGCAAAGAATACGAAAACCTCAGCATGGATATGGCTGAAATAACTCGTTATACCAAAGACATACTTTCCATAATCAAATACTATAGAGAACTAGATAAACCACAGGAAAAAGAAGATGAGTAAGACACCAGATGAATTTGTATATAGAGCTACGCTAGATCGCATAGTTGATGGTGACACTTTTGATTGCATCTTAGACCTTGGTTTTGATGTAAAAT